CCTCGTACCCCGTCCACCTCCACCACATCAGGCATCTGAAACTCACCAGCGCCTTGCATTCCGAAAGCACTAGCCATGTCATTGACGTTTTGCCGAGAAGCTACTTGCGCGTCATTAAACGCAGCGATGTCAGGTCCGTAATAAGGCGTGTAGCCAATCTTCGATACTTTACGGCCTTCTGCCAAGTTGAGCTTGGCCTCTCTTTCCATCCACTCTGGTATTTCTACCTTAGTTGTTGAGCTACCGCCCTTTCCACCTGCCATATCAAATCTCTTTGCTTAACGTGATAAGTGTTGGTTTCCAATCAAACGACTCTAATGCGCGCACCCACCCTTTTCGACCAGACAGCGTTAGCGCCGAACAGCCCTGAGCCTGAGCCCAAGCAATAACGTCCTCATGCATATCGGTAAGTGTTTGCAATTTTCCCCCAGCTAAAAAAATGTGTAGTACCTTTTTTTTCGGGTATTGCAATAGTTCAGTAACGAGGCATCCGTCCTCGGCAGGCCATAACTGCATTGCGCCCTCGAGTATACCATACGCGACATGCTCATAATCGTGCGTGTCGCCGCCATATTCCAACGCAGCCTCGATCCATTCTCGGCAGCGCGCTATCTGCATGCCGATTCGATCTTGCTCTAATGTCGCCATGTTCATGCGTGTAGCCTAGCTACACTTAACGTACTAGCTGGGCTAGCAGGCGCGAAACTTGTGGCGCTACCGCCGTTTAATGTGCCGTTAGTGCTGCTAACAGCAAATTTAATTTCAAGGTATTGGTTTGCTGTCATCGTTAGTATGTACGACCGCGTCACGACCACAGTGGATCCGTTGTTATGCAAAACCGTTGTGACCCTACTGTTTGCTTCGTTTGTGCCATTGACCGCAGGCCATAAGTAAAAAGTGACGTCACTGGCCGACGAGTTCTTTAACTCTGCTGTAAGCGTAATTAAGTAATCACCGTTTTCTGTTACTACAATACGCTCAGGGTTAGAGCTATCACGGTCGACGTTGTAGTTGCCGCTTGGTGCGTCATATGTAATCGAGTAAGCAGTGTCAGCTGACGCCGCCGTCTGGCTTGCAGCTCTGATGAAATGGCCGTGACCGCCCTCCACGACGATTTGTCTGAAGGCGTTAGTGTCGCTGATTACAGGATACCCAGCTGCCGCATCCCACATCAAAATGCCATCTTCTGTCGCTGACTCGTTTGCAGTTTTGTGGGCCAGCAAGCTGCGAATCGTGCCTAAATATACAGACAGCCGCCTCGCCCACGTTTGCCATGCATCGCCAGACGGTGTGGGTATATATTCTGTCACCGCCTACCGCCGTTTATCACATCCAACCTATTAACGCCTACGCGCCAATCTGCGAGCCTTTGGCCCTCAACTCTTACCCGTAGCTGCCGCCCAGTAAATCGCACTGACGTAGGGTTAGAAAGGCTGTAAGGGCCATGCTCCGATTCAGCGCCATTAGGGTAGAACCGTGTTTTAAACCGGGCCTGCACATCGCCCTGTGTGCGCTCGTCTGGTATCAACTCGACCGCCGACATAACTTGATCGCCGTTAGACATCATTATCGGCCCTGACTCTGCGAACGGTGTGGCGCTGCCGTAGTCAAAGCCTATCTCATGCTCGTATACGTGTTTGTCATCAGCGTCCGCCCATAAAGGGTGACGAAAAGTGCCGTGATCAATAGCCGCTGTGCGCGCTAACTGTCCTATCGACCAGGTGTTTTCCGCGTAATTCCACACGACATATCTATCGTTTTCCGTGTTGGCCCCAGAAGGATAAAACCACCAAACCTCGCTAAATCGCGCGTTAGTTGTTGCACACACCTTGCTTTGTTGTGATTGGTTGATGTCGCTAAAGACATAATCAGACACCTCGCTTGGCACCTTTGATACTGCGCCGCCTGAGTACGTGTAAAATGCCTTGCGCCCCATCCACACCGCCCCGAGATCTGTGACCGCTACGGCTTTGCGTGAGATGATGCCGCACGCGGTTCCGATCCGCTCCCGGGAGTACACGTAGGGCGGGCCGAGGTATCCCATCGCATGAGCGTCAATCGTCGTCAGTATCAGCGTCTGGCCTCTGACATTGACGCCACACATAATCTCGCCGCCCGTCTGCAGCTCTATGTCGCCTGCTTCATTGGTCGCAGAAGGCGTCCACACTGTATTATTTTCTTTGTCGCACCATTGCACCTTACGCGGGTTACCGCCAGCGCCAAGCGCAAAGATAAACCTCTCCTCTGTCACGACCAAACCAAGGCAGCTACTAGGCGAGTTTGTTATCTGCGCCGCTGGTGTTCCTGTGTTTAGCGTCCACTCATACAGCTTGCCGTCATCGGGGCTACAGGCGACGAGGTTTTGCCCGAACGTGTCAAGCGACCAGGTTGTTGCCGCTAGTATCGTGACGCTGTCTGTACGCTCTGTGCCGTAATAGCCAGTGTTATACGGCCCAGCGCCATAGCCAGTGAAGGCAGACGCATCAATGCGCCCAGAAGTAAACCCTGCCGGTGTAATGTCTGCTTGCACGCCAGACTGCGTATAGGCGTAAAGTTTATTGTAAGTGCCTGCGACGAAACGCCTACCGTTACTGTTATCTACCCAAGCCAGTAACGCTCGTATTTTACTTGCTGCTGCAGTTTGCGATTTTTGTTCCCAACCGCCGACCGGGCGCAATGTGTTGTCCGTCCACCTGACTAAACTTGCGTCTCGCCACCTGTTTTGACTTTGCAAGTCAGTGCCATTGCGATATACGCCTGGCAGTATTTCTAACGGCACCAGCGGCATGGCTTACTCTGGCTTTTCGGGCCATGTAATGGAAGATGGAAACGTCTCCTGTTGCGGCACGTCACGCAATGCCTGCCTGTACGTTGTCATATCGTCTGACATGGTTACATCAGACAACCCGTAGTGATCTGTTTCTGATAACAGAAGATCACGCTGTGAGCGTACTTGAGCGGCTAAGGACGCAGTATTTGCCGCATCGTATGCCGTCTTTTGTGCCTCCACAGTCTGAACATCACCATTCTCATCCTCGTACTCAGTGAACATATCTTGCTCTGTCCATGCGTACACCCAATTGCCGTTGGCGTCTTGCTCTACACCGTTACGTACTACGACCTTGTAGTCACCAGAAGGATCTGGTTGAGGTGATGCTAGTACTGGATCAACGTTTAAGGCATCAAGGGTGCTTTCATTCCAGACTTTTGGAAAGCTCATATTTTTATTTTCAGCTTTCAGCTCAGAAACGGTTTTTACTTCACCGCTTGTTCGATTTCTGTATTCTGCCATGTCAATTCCTATGCGATTGCGTAAAAGAAATAAGTGCCACCAGACTTGTTCATTGAGGTATCGCTGTTATCTGTTGGTGCTGAGGATGTAATAGTAAACCCGCTAGAAATCGGGTCTATGTAGTCTGTATTGGTTACTTGAGCCGCATAATTGTTTAAAAATAAATATGGGTCATTGCCAGCCACAATGCCTCGTAAAGAATCAAATAGAATCCAGAAACCAGCTTGATCTACACGCTTAATTAGTACAAACCTAGCGCCAGCACTAAAACCACAATCAATATTTTGAGCCGACCCTGTTCCTGCATAAGTTCCTAGCTTTGAGATGCCGTCTGCTGATGCAAATAAATAAGCTATGTAGTTGTAACCCGAACCGTTTATTTCATTATTTTGACCGACCCTAAATTGAGTGGCTGTAGGAAGGTTTGTCCAGAATTGATTTTGATTAATTGTGTTGTACTCGTTACTATCATTAAGCTGTAATCGGCCTGTAGTTCCTCCCCCTGTGGTAAAAACATTCCAGTGTTCAGCGATATCCCTACCTTTAAACCAAATCATTTCAGGAACCACACCTAAGTTATGGTTAAACCAAGTAAAACTTCCTGTTCCCTTGTAACAAACAACATCAAAATAACCCGGCGCGCGTCTCCACATGTGGGACATTTTTCCTGAGTCTGTAGATGTATCGTTATCACGCCCGTTGTTGTAATCAAATACGAACGTTCCAGAAGCGCCTTCTACCTCTGTATTGTTAGTATTCATGCCCAGACCCTGCGTTAACCTAGCCCCAATCAATCTGTAAGCAGATGAACTTGGCTGAATACGTGTACCCATGTCCACTGGGAAGCCTGATCTATATCCCGGCTCTTTGCCGTCGCCAGTGCTTCCTAAAGTATCCATGGCAAACAAATCAGTAGCCGCAAACTCTGATGCTGGCTTGTGGGGTCTGCGGATAGCCATGTAGATGTATGACTTACCGGACAGATTTGTGTTGTTGGTGTCAGTAGCTATAAACCCTGACGATGTAAGGTCAAATTGATCTGCAGAGTATTCAGCGGCTGAAACATTAGGCCATAGGATAGCATCGTTGCCTCCGGTTACTATTCCGCGCATTGAATCTACCAATGGGGAGTAGTAGCCAGAATGAGAATACATTTTTACAAACAACCACTGAGGCTCAAAACCTACGTCTACTGTTACACCACTACTGCTTCCGTCACCCGTGTAACTGCCGCACTTAATAATCGCTTCGTCGGAGTCTGTGCCAAAGTCTTGGGCATCATGGGCGAATAGATAGGCTACGTAGGTCTCGCCTGAGTCATTTGTTTGACCTGAGCTATTTTGCCTTAAAGAAAAATGTGTGGCTGTTTGATTGGCGTTTGTTTGAAAGCCAACATAGCCACCAAAGTCAGAAGTTGTATTTAAAAACCCGGTTGAGGCCGCATAAATACTATCG